GGCGTATCTTCATAAGCGGCTGCATAACCAAATTTCATTGCCTCGGCTGGTGTATATAATATAATACTATCTGAAATATAATTATGTGTATCAGATTTTGTTGACATTAAACCTGAAGATGTTGACCTTAATTTTTTATATGCTGGTATACCAAATCTTTTGATGTTTGCCACTTTAGCTCTTGAACCATCTGCCGCTGTTCCTGTTGATGTTAATGAGCCTTGACTATTAACAGTACTGTCTTTAAACTTGGATGCTTTATGAGATACAATATCAAATATAACATAATGTCCGGCACCTAAATTAGATGTTTCGTTTGGATAGTATACTGTACCATAATTATATGGATTATTCATAGGTTCCATGTGTGACATGGGTCCTGTTGTTCCTATCTCTAACGGAGATTTATTTAATAGTTTGGCCGCTACTTTCGTAGTCTGACCTTGTGAGGCATAGGATAGTTTACTAGCAATGTGACTAGCCACCATCGTTCCTATTTTACCTTTGATTATGTTTGCTACCTTGTTTGTCCAAGCCATATTTAATTCCTTTATATATACTGGTATATTTATAACAGTTATGAAGAAAAGTTTTAAAGGAAAATATAGACCTGCCAACCCTAATAAGTACGTTGGCGACCCTACCAACATTATTTATCGTTCTTTATTAGAAAGACGTATGATGGTATATTTAGATAAAAATCCAGAGATAGAACATTGGGCAAGTGAGGAGTTACCAATTAGATATTATAGTCCCATTGACAATAAATGGCACAGATATTTTGTAGATTTTATTGTTAAGACTATTAAAGGTAAAAAGATATTGATTGAAGTTAAACCATCACGTCAATGTGTCCCACCAAAAAAACCAACTGGCCGTAAAACTAGATCATATATGCGTGAGAGTTTTGAATATATACGAAATAAGGCTAAATGGCAAGCCGCTACTCGTTATTGTAAGGATAACGGTGCTGAGTTCAAAATTATTACTGAAAAAGATTTATCTTAATCCCAACGTGAGGTTGAGGTATTTGTTATAGTTTCGTCAGCGTCATTATTCACAACACCAACTGTAGCTGCATTATTACTAGTTGTAGATTGAACAACATTGTTAATATTATTCATTACATGGCCACGAGCCTCTAAACCTTTTTTAGAAGCGTTATTAGCTTTATTAAACTCTGCTAATGCGTCATTTTGCATTTTTGCATTATTAAAAGCTTCATTGTCTTTGTCAAAATTAAATCTCTCTTTTAAACCTTTATCAGCCGCTGCTATTTCAGTTTCTATTTTAGGCATTTCACCATCACCAACTTGATTTGCTAAAATTTCTGCTTGTTCTTCTTTTAATAGAGCTATTTCTTTTTTTAATTTGTCAACTTGTTTTATTCTGGATTTTCCAGTAGCTGTTCTCATATCGCCTTCAGCCATTTCTTTTTCGTGTTTAGCTATTTGATCTTCTTTTTTCTTTATATCATAGCTCTTTGATTCTGCGCTATCTTCATCTACTAAACCTAATTTCTTACCTAACCATGAGTTTCTAAACCACTCCATCAATTTTTTGAAGAAATTAGCGATTGCTTTTATCTTTGTTGCAACAAAACCAATAGCACCAATTACCAATGCAAATTTAGCAATCAATACTAATCTAGCAAGTGAGAAGAAACCACTTATTGCTCTAATACCTTTAGCTAAACCTTTAAATGCTTTTAAGAATATACCACCAGTTAAGAAGTTTACTAATTTACCGCCTTCTTTACCTTGTTCTTTAACTTGACTAAAAGCCTCACCCATAGCTTGAAATGGTTCCAAAAATGATTGTTTAATCATTTCTACAAACATAGGCAATTGTTTTCTACCAGTATCAACAGTGGTAGATTCAGGTGTGCTTAAATCGCCTTTCTTTTTTTCTTGTATGTCTTGTAGTTTTGCTAACTCAATAGAGTTCTTTTGTATATCTTTTTTTGTTTTTGCTTGGTTTTCATCTTTACCAAAAGTTCGTGTTTGTAGTTTGGCTGTGTCACGTTTTATTTGTGTTTCTAATTTTAATATTTTTGCTTCTCTTACTTTTATGGCCTTTTCTTCTCGTTTTATTTCATGTTTAGATAATATCTGTACTTCTTTTGTAGTCTGATTAACACGTGCAACAACACCTTGCTCTCTTAATTTTTGTACCTTTTCCTCTGACTTAACGGCCTTTTCTTCTCTTTTTTGTAATAGTTTGGCCAAGTCTTGATTGTATTCTCTTAAATCTAAACCTAAATTGCCTACCAAAGTTTCTAACTTTCTAATTACTCTTGTAAAGTTATGAATAGGACCTTTCTCTAAATCTTTTGTTAAATTATTAACCATTTGAGGTATATTAGGTACAATAGTCTTGGTAGCACCTTTTATTGCAACGCTAGCCTTAGCCATTATTGCTTTACCTAAAACATCAATTGCGATTTGAGTTTGGTCGTCTGCTGTGTTATCTAAACTTGGTAGTGCCATGTTCTATTTATTTTATCTTTTTACTTGAACCTGTATATAAACCAAACCAGGCAGCGCCAGCACCAACTACGATACTGATTAACCCACTTTGTTCCATACTAGGTTGTGCTAAGTTCATATACCAAATTACACACTTGTATAATAAGATTATGTAAACTGTTAAGAATAGTCTAGGGAATATTCTCCATGCGTCTACAGCTCTTGCCATGTGTATAATTTTTACGTAAGGGTTAGGACCTAAATCTTTAACACTAGTGTCCACTTCCAAATCAACCTTTACTTTCTTACTGATTTCTTTTACATCAGCAGGTACTACAATCTTTTCTTCTTTATCCATTTTTTATCTCCCTTTGTCTTTTTTCGTTTTCTTCTTTAATATAATTAGTCAACATACTAACGTATATATCACGTTCCCATGGTAACATTTGTTCAATGTCGCTAATGCTATATTTATGATGTTGCATTAACGCAAAATTAACTTCAAAGTACGCCTCTAGGCTATTATGGGTGAGGCCAATCCGAAAAAATCGTTGAGACCCTCAAAGGTCACTTTACTTTTAACACCTGTCTTTGGATTTGTGACTTCTTGCTCATGTCTCAATCTAGGCATAGTGTCAAAGAATTTTCTTATTTTATCAAAAGCACCTTGTGGTAATTTCTCAAAAAACTCTTTCATTTCTTCTTTGGTTGTATCTACTCCAGGGTAGATTTTCTCTCCTTCAAAGATTTCATGTACACAATTTAACATTAAATCAAATACGGTATCGTAATCAGCGGTTTTTAATGTATCTTTGCTGACCATTGCCATCGTAGGATATTTGAGAACAACACCCAATTGCCTTTGTTCATCAATAACTACTTTGTTCGTATGTTCATCATCTACTTGTACCTCAATCTTTGATAAGTCAATTTCAACCTCTGCATAAGTGGACTTATCATCTGGACAAATAACTTTAAATTTAGAAATTTCACCAATTGACTTTGCTCTTATTTGTAAGAACATATACTCAATGTCAAACGTTGGTAAATTAGCTACATCTACTTTGTTAAATGTACAAGCACTTAAAATCTTTTTAGTCGCTTCGTTTATTTCTGTTTCTTCACCTGACTCAAGAGCAACTAACATTATCTTTTCTTCTTTAACAAGAAAAGGTCTAAACTTCACTTTCAATTCTTGGGAAGGTAATGTCAACTCATATGTCGGTGTCTCTATTATCGGTAATGCCATAATATTATCTCCTTAATTATAAATTTAATGGTGGTAGTTTGAACGGTGGGAACGCTCTACCGCCGGTAATTTTACCTAACGGTACTCTACGTCTCAAATTGTTCAACACGTCTCTACCTGCTCGTCTCAATTCAGGTGGTAGTTTACCAAGTAAACCTCCAAATAAACCTGATTTCTGTTTCACTGTCGGTGTATTAAATGTAGATTGGCCTAATTCTATCTCGCCTTGTTTATCAAGGAAGAAATTAATCCAATATTGAAATTTAAATGTGACAGAAAATGTCTGTACTGTATTTTCATCGTGAGAATAATCTACTTTACTAATACTTGTAGGTAAACAATCAAACAATTGTACTGCATATGTTATATCGTCTCGTTCTTGTCTTGACGCAAATTGTCCTAATTGGTATATTCTCATGTCAGCAACATAATTCTTGTAATAGTTCATGTTATAAGATTTTGTACTAAAAGCGGCAGCCTGCCATGCTTCAAAGTATGATCTCTCTCTTAAAAATTTATCAGCATAAAATGTTGCTGTTATCTCTGCTGATTTAAAATCGTATGCAATATGTCTAGCTGGTGTATTACCATGTCTAACTTCTTTTGTAATTATTTCTCTATCAGGCATTTCTATTGCTGAACAAAATGCTTGAACACGTCTACCATTTGCTATATGAATAGCATTCATATCGGCACTAGTTCTAAATGAGCCATATGTCTCGTCTGTCATTGATGAAGATACTGAACCTGTTGTACCATCAGGACCAGCCATGCCACCACCTAAAGATGACGGTAAATTAAACTCAACATAATATCTTGCCTTACGAGCAAATCCTTCGGCCTCATTGACCATCGCCAATACTCTACCTGTTGTAGATTCAGGATTACCACCTTGTGTACGTTTTAATCTTGGATCACCGGTAACATTGTCTAACGACCTGTCTCTTGGTATTCCAATTCGGATATCAAATCCGCCTATTCTTTTTCCGCCTCTTAAAATGGCCATTAATATGGTCTCCCTTTCTTAAATTGAGCGATTGGTAAATATACTGCCAAAGCAGCCTCGTCATAATCTATTTTTAAAAACTGACTTCTCATATGTCCATATAGATATTTCTTAATACAACCTTTCGCCAATGGTAGTTTTTTAATTCTGTTATAACTAACATCAAATCTATTTCCACTAGACACCTTACCACCTTGTACGTTAAACGTCTGTAATTGTGTCAATAAAGTAAATCTTTGGTTTGGTGGTAAATAATGAAAATTAATACCTGCAAATCCACCCTTTATTGTCTCTAATGGTAACACTAGAGGAAATATATCATAATACGGCAATACCTGTTTATATTTAGGGTCATATACAAATAGATTTAATCTACCAACAGATGGTCTACCTATTAGTTTATTCTGATTTATTAGTTTTCGTGCTGTTATTCTGTCTGCAATTGAACCAACTGCTCTTCTATACCATGACGCTGACTTTTGAGCGCCATCAGCCTTATCAACTAATGTGTCTAGTATACTTACTGCCATGTGTATATTTATAATGAAAAAAGGGCTCTTTATTACTAAAGAGCCCTTAAAGTATGTTGTCTAAACGGAGGGAACGGTTTAGGATTACTCGTCCTCAGCTAATTTACTAAAGTAAGATAACGTGTCGTCATCTTCACTAGCTGCTGGACTTGTGCTTTCCATACTTTTCACACTAGGTGCTGATTGTGCTGGCGGGAGCTCATCACTTTCAACAGTTTTAGTGCTTCTTGTACCCGATATTACCCTATTCAGTTTCTCTTTGAGTTCATCATAGGATTTAAAATTATCTGGTGCCAAGAATGGTTTTAGAGGATATTGCTTTGACCAAATCGCCTTGATTTTGTCATCGCCTTCAGCAACCGTGCTTACTGCCTCAAACTCTGATTTATCATAATTCCAATAACCATCAACTTTTCTAATTTTTAGTTTAAAGTTTGCACCTTTCCAAAAATCAAATGGGTTAATTGGTTTCTCATCTTCAAATGCTGGTTGCATTGCTTCAGTTATCTTATCAAATATTTTTTTACCAAACTTAAACAAGAAAACTTTTCCCTCATTCTCTGGATGTTTTGGGTCTGACATAACTAAAATATTGCTGTAGTAAGATAATTTTCTTTTTCTTTTTCTAGCAATATCTTTATCACTATCAACACCAGTATTCCATAATCTTGTGTTTTCTTCGGACACAGGATCTTTTTGAGATAATGTTGTTAAACTGTTTTCTATATACCAGCCGCCTTTATCTTGGAAGGCATGAGACCACACACGTTGCCATGGTAGTTCCTCTCCTTCAATAGCAGGTAAAAATCTTATCACTGCATAACCATTACCAGTTTTATCTAGTTCAGGTTTCCATATTCTGTCGTCTTGGTATTTGTTTTTGTTTGATTGATCCTCGGGATTGAGGTTAGTCTCAAGCGCTTTAGTTAATTTGTCAAAGCCACTTGATGATGATTTTAATGCTTCAAAATCCATATTATTTTCTCCTTATATTAATTGTATATTGTATTTGTGTTACCTATATTATCGGTATCATTATTATTTATACACGTTTTTAGCTACATTTCCATGAGCTCTGCCAGGTTTATTTAATCTGTCTTCGCCCTTTGGCCAACGCATTTCAATTTCTAAAACTGAACCATCGGTCATCACAACTGAAAAATCGTGTCCGTTATCTACACTTTTATCCCAATATCTGATATAATTGTTTATCTTGATAACTTGCTTATTAGGTTTTTGTTTTACTTTCCTGATACTCATAAGTTCTAATATACCATATCTACGCTAATTTGTCAATGCTCCTATGAAATCAATGTTTCCATTGTAGGATAGTCAATATAGAAGACGTTTTTACAGCCTTCCCACTCTTTTACCTTACTATTTACCTGATCTCCACCAGTATCAGCCTGTGGATTGACTTTGTAGAAAGTCACCGATGGATTGTCTTTAATCAACTTGGTCAACTGTCCAATCCAGTTCGTTGGTGGTACTTGTTGTTGTTCTTTTAGGCCATAGTATTTGGTATCTTTGTATAGATTATTAATCTTGTCTGTATTACTTCCTAAATCCATGCCTATCAAATACATTTCTAGACTTATGGTTTCTTCAGGATTGTCTGCCTTTGGTGTTGTCTCGTTCTTAACTGCCAAAGCACACGCCGTAGGACCAGACGCCCAGCCCCAATCTCTAGGTTTCATTACATCGTCAAGTGATTGTTCTTTAGAATATGGTTTACACCAACTGACATCAATAGCAGTGTGATTTACATTTTTAGATTTAATATCTTTATTCTCTTTCATTATCTTAACTGCACCAGATATATTTGAGCCATGCATTACAAACTCTTGACAATCGCCACGTTCATTTTCATTAATTAGTTTTTCTTCTTTAACTATTTTGTATTCTTCAGCAGTTATACCTGCACCGGCATTTATCATAGTTTCATATAACATACCAGGTACTCGTGTCCAATTTCTAAAATATGTTTCGTTCTCATCACAATAACCACTATTATATACCTCGTGAGATATACCTTGGTCAACACAAACTAAAACATCTGGTGTAAAATCTCTGTAGATGGCATTACAACCGTATACACGGCCTTTGCCTTTCAATTTAGATAAATCATACCCTTTACGACTTTCGCCGTTTGCTACAACAAATACTTTAGACATAAGTTCGTAAAATACCTGTCAATAATACTATTGCTAATCCTGAATTTAAAACCATTAAGGCACGGTCATGCCATAGAATACCTACCCATAGCCAACCAAGTGTACCTGCTAAACTAAAATATAAATCAAACATATGAAACTCACCACCACTGGCTCTGAAACATACTGCCGATAATATTAGAATACATGACAACCATTTTAGATACCAAGAGAAGTCATGTAAAGGTGTAACCTTTGTTAACGTCTTTTCTGGTACTTTAACTTTAGTCTCTGTCTCTTTTGATTTCATTACTTTTATTTTCTTTTTTAAATTAGATATTGTTTTCATATCGTTCCACATTCCTTCATTCGTCATTTTCTTTCTGTTTATTAATAACATACCATACACATAGGCCTCCTACTAATATAGCTATTACACCCATAAGCAACATACCAAGTCCGTATCCTAATGTCATTAAAGTCCTTTCTTTATTACGTTATATACTATTTTCTTCCAATCATAGTGTTGGTCAAAAGAGTTAGTCATTACTATTCTATTATTTTCCATGTCTATAACTAACTGTTGACCTCCAGCACCGTCCATTGCGAAGATAACTCTTTTTTCCATACCAACAAAGTTCATATGAAATTGTCCGCCATATGCTTTTGTGTATGCACCTGATTGATACGCTTTGTATCCATCATGTCTCTTATTAACTCTATTATCATATATAGCTCTCATATAGTCACCAATACAAGTATCTGAATTGTAATCTTCTAACATAGTGATTGCTATTCTAATATAGTCATCTGATTTAGCCCAAAAAGTAAATCTAGAATTTCCTTCGTTAAAGTCTGCACTAGACCAAGAAACTTTTTGAAACATTACATCGTCTTTAACACCAACGTGATCTGTAAATATTTCAGTTAAAAAAGCTTCGTACTCTGCAACAGAATCAAATTTACTTATTGCATAATTTAAAGCAATCAAAGTAGAAGTAGCACTATAATTATATACGCTCTTCTTTTTTGTTGTATCTCTAAACCATCTATTCATTTGTTGAGCAATACTCAACTTGTGTACTCTATTCTCTGCCTTACCATAAACAGCACCGTCATTACTACCTTTAACTTGACCGTACTTATACTCACCTATCATATTGTGGTCACCAGAAGTCATATTTAAAACTTCTAATAAACTGTTATTTGCATATAGAGTATTGTTTATTATAACCCAATCTGAAACTGATTGGTTAATACTTGCAATCTTACCTTTACAAACTGCGTGACCTACTACGTAAGACGCAATAGATTTACCCATAGAATTTGATCTTAATAGACCATTATTCTTAATCATTTCCTCTGTAAGATTATTTTTGTTAATTAATACTTTACCATTTTCCCAATAAACATAATTAACTAAACCTGTTTTTTCGTTATTCTTTAATTGTTTATCAACAAGTTTTGATAAGTCGTTCTCAATTAAATGAGATTCAGTATCTAATTTCCTGTAGTTTTCTGAACCTTTGGCAGTGTAACCATAAGATTTATAAACCTGATCAAATTTCTTGTGATGAGCGTTAGCGATATTACCTAATAGTAACCAAATCATTGCATTAACTATTAAGGCTGTTAGTAGTAGTTTTTTCATAGTGTTTTTCCTTTCAAATATACGTATAATATATCAGAAAAACGTCAAAAAGGCAACCAGAACATTTAGCGAACAAACACGTCCTTTAACGTTAATTTCGTCTCGGTCTCGTTAAAATGTACGAATTTTCTATACTTTTTTAGTCGTTTGGAGAGTATTGGCCAGACAAACGTTTCGGTAATCTGTTTGTCCCAATTTTTGATAAAATTTAAGTGGTAATCTAGAATCACCATCGTCTGGTGACTTATTTTTTTCTTAATATAAAGTTGTAGCAACCGTGGATGCTGGCCTGTATCGTTGCATAAACCATCATTAAAAGAAAGAGACCTAGCAGTGAAATCATCATTAACAGATACGCTATCCCTTCTAAAGTGGTAACCAATACCATCTTTGTGTTTCTTATAATTGAGATAAACTTCTTGACCATCTTTTCTTAATAAATTTCCTACCCATTGTTTGTCGTTGTCTAAAAAATTAGCAACAAAAAAATCTAATATCTGATATTTATCGTATTGTTTACTTAACTTGTGGAAGAAATATCTATCATTTCTCTTTGTAAATGTCTCTAGTTTACAATTCACTTTACCACCATAGTCGTGATAATTATAACTATCGGTGGTAAAATGTAATTTTATTGCTAAATAAATTTTAAATACGTCAAATCCGTCATGCATTCTATACTGGTAGCGAGCCTTGTTTTGGTACGTTCAACATGTTCAAGTTCATCGCTTCAACTTTCAATTTTTCTTTAATTTGTTTATTAATAAATGAGTTCACCTTACCTGGATCTAAATCTTTTTGTTCACATAAATGTATGATTGCGTCCATATAAGATATCTTTTCTTTACGTACTGTACTCTCAATCTCTTGCGAGAAAGTTTTACTATTCATCTTAATCATTACTGACTCCTATTTTTTAGTTCAGTTCTATCAAACGTGTGGTACATTATACACGTTGAATCACCTGTTGGTATGTCAACAGTGCCTATCATCTGATCGTCTTTTGAATAGGTTGTTATCATCATTACTGGCTCACCATCTGGTTTTGCACCGGCTCTGCCAAGACTAGCATTTTCTAATTCAAAACCTTTTCCTATTATAAACTTGTGTACATAATCTGGATGTCCACATAACACAGGCATTTCACTAGGTGCTAGATTGAAGTTGTTGGTATATTCCTCAGCCGTAGAGATACTACTAACTCCTAATAGGAGTATTAAGGAATATATGAAGTTCATTATACTTTGTCTTTATTGATTTCTTCATAATATTTATAAAAGTCCTGTATAGATTTACCTAATTTTTCTTCGTATGGTTTTCTTTCTTTAATGAAAGGCACCATAGTTCCGTCTTCGCCTGCGATTAAAATGACCAGCTGTTCTATCTTCGTACCATATAATTCCTCGTACATGATAGAATAAGCACATGTTTGTAAAAAGTAATTCTCAATCCAACTCTCTTGTCTTTCTTTGTTCGCTGTTTTGAAATCAATTACTGACAACTTACCATTATATTCTGCAATACAATCAACCTGACCTGCAACAGTTAATTTTTTAGAATACATAATTGTTTCTAAAGCATGTATGTTGTTAATCTGATCTACGTATGGTTTTAAAAGTCTGAATAGACCTAATGGTAGTACTGATCTTTCACTTGGTGTTTCGCCTTTGAGATATTGTTCAACTAATGTGTGTGTAGCTTTACCACGTCTGGCCGCTCTACCCATTTCCCAATTAGCAACATCGTTACCAATACTGTCTCGCCATTTTTGAAGTTCTTTGGTCTTTTGTATACCAAGGACTGTTGTTATTGACGGATAATTCTTACCATCTATTTGATAAAATCTATGGCCGTCTATTTTCTTACCTTTAGTTTTTGGTAAGACGCTCTTATCTAGTTCTATAAATTTAAATTTACTCATAATATAATCAATATATACCAAAACCGCTATATTGTCAAGTCCAGGATTTACCTAACACTTCCTGATATGCCCAATTTCTCTCTAGACACCAAAAGCACTGTCCACATGGTTTCTCACCTGGTACTATACAACTGGCCGTCATTTCTAATAGGTCATCTAGGCCTTCGTCTTCATATTCTCTTATCATAAATCGTTTATCAATCGTCATAAACGGAGTGGTATTCTTGTCGTCTTGTACGTGTGTATTCTTATTATAATCTCTGCCACCAGGTATTCTAAAATTAGTTTTCCATTTCTCTTGTACTTCTATTGGTGGACCTAATGAGATAGCATGATACGTATGGTGTATTACACCGTGTTTAACTAATTGTCTATGAAGTGGTCTAATCCAATCTTGTTTTTTACCTGAAGCACCACCATCTGAATTGAATACTGTAAATATTGGATTGTTAATTATTACGTTAGTATATTTTGCTCTAATGTAATCTATAATTTCTGGTAATTGTGCTGAATCACCTGGCGCCCACATATCATAACCATTATATGGTTGTATTGTTATATCTAAACCTTTTTCTTTGATTGTGTTTGCTAGTAGACAACATAACAAGGTACTATCGGCACCACCTGACATGGCAATACCAATAGTCTTGTTGTTAAGATTTTCTAATTCAATTTTGATTTTACCAAATTTGTTTTCGTATATCATGTTGACCTGTAAAGTTGTAAGTGGTCGTTTATTAATTCGGGACTATTTCTTAACTCGTCCCGTTTTTCTTTTCACTTTGGTTCGTATGATTCATAACAAGTTTTACCACTTTCATTTCTGTAAGCACGTA